GGATTCGCGGTTGCCCTTGAAGCGCAGCGTCGCCGCGGCCGTCGGCGTCGGCCACACGCGGAACTGTGTGCCGGCCGCCTCCCACAATTGCACCGGGTCGCTGCTCGCCGTGTTGGCGTTGGTGACCGGCACGATCTTGTCTTCGGTGATGCCGTAGCCGACCAGCACCCAGTTGGAGCCATCCGCCGCCGCCGCATAGGCTTCGCGGATGGCGTCGAAGCGGAGGTTGGTGCTGTAGTTGTAGAGGAAGGTGCCGGGCGACATCGGGCGGTCGTCGCGCTGCATCAGTTCGGGCCACACGAAGGCCGTCCATAGTTCTTCCTGCGTGCGCTTCAGGATGTATTTCAACGTCGTCTCGGTGTTGAGCCCCTGCGCCACGCTGGTCGAGTGACCGGCCTCGGCGCGCAGGTTCGACACCATCTCCTGAAGCGTCTGGATGCGCGCCATCTAGCGTCTCCTGCGGGTCGGCTCCGGGGGAGCGTCGTAATATTCCAGCGGCGCTTCCGCGGGCTCGAGCTCGACCGCGGCCGCGATCGGCTCCTCCTCGACAGGTGTCTCATCTGAGACACTTGGATTTTCGCCGACGATCTCCTGGCGCATGGTGATCGGATTGAACCACGGCGCACCCTTGGCGAGGATGGCGCGTGGCGCCTCCATCTGGGCGATCGGCTGGCGTGCGAAGATCTCGAGCACGGTCGGCTCACCGTATTTGAAGATCAGCCTTTGCCGCTCGGCCTTGGCGCTTTGCGGTACTTGAACAAACGGCTCGACCTGGTCGATGGCGTCGTCGCCGTGGACGTATTGAAGCAGCAGGATCTCGGGCCACGACACCGGCGCGAACTCGCCGGCGTGGAAGATGTTGTTGCGGTCACCGCCGATGGCGATGTCAGCGCGGCAGAAGTGCATAACTTTCTCCTCTGAAGGTGGGTGCCGAAAAAATTTTTTCGGCACCCTTCGTTGCTAGACGATGTCGATGACCAGGCTCGAGTTGAACTGCTTGCCGATCAACTGACAGGTCGAGGTGATCGAGCGGTACATCAGGAACTGGTTGTACGGACGCGCCGGGGTGTGCTTGTGCATCCACTCGTCCTCCATGCACATCAGCATGAGCTTGGAGGTGTCGAGCCAATAGCCGCGCTTGGAGAGGCCGAGGTCGTCGAGGCTGGGGTCGTAGATGACCTCGGTGCCGAAGGCCGCCGTGCGGGCACGGTTGCGCCACCACTCGAAGCCTGCGGTCGCGCGGTTGATGCCGCCGACCGTGCCGACAGATGGGTCATCGGCGACCAGCAGTTTCAGCCCGGCGAGCGCCTTGGGGTCGGCCACACCGTCCCCATAAAGCAGCGCATTGAACTTGCGGGCGTACTGCTCCCCGAGATCAAAAAGTTTGTCCTCGAGAAGATTCACCAAAGTGTGCAGTTCGCGGCGGGAGTGCTCGGTGGTCTTCTCGCCGTTGGAGCCGGGGTCGACGACGGAGATGCCGTCGATCTTCAGTTCGGTGTGCGTCAGTTGCAAACCGATATGGTGCTCGCGCCACGGAAAGTTGGCGCGCTTAATGTTAGCCGGCGTATAAAATACGACGGTGTCGTTGTGGGTGTAGCCGGTCAGGCCGTCATTGACGCCGGCGGCGCCATAAGCGCCAGAAACAGCGATCGAGATGTCACCCTTGCCGCCCGAAAAATACTTTTTCCGGGAGACGAACTTGTCCATCGCCGGGCGCTTCTGGAGGGTCTGCCGCCAGATGTCGCCCTTGTCGAGGTAGTAGTCGAGTTGCGCATTCGCAATATTGGTTACTTCACCTGCTGTGAAAGCCACTTCAGAACCCTTTCAGGGGTCAGTAGCCCGCACCGTTCCTGGCTCTTTCGAGCCCTTGCAATGCCGCCTCGTAGGGGTTTGCCGGTTCGGGTCGGGCTGATCTTGTTTGACCGTTTCCGTTCGGCTGCTTGGACGTCGCCCGCGCGCCCGGCTGCATCTTGCGCAGGGCGGCGTTGACCTCGTCATACGCCTCCCTGGTAATCGCCAATGCCTCCTGGACATTGTTGATCGTGCCGCCGCGGTCGTGGAGCTTGGCCTTTGCCGTTTGCAGAACGAAGGCTGATTTCTTGCTGTAGTCGGGATCACTGGCGGCAAACTGACTCTCGAGGGCGCTGACGGTGCGCTGGACGTAATCCTGCGTGGTCTGCAAGTTCTGGCGCGCGGTGTATTCTTGCTGCGCGCGCAGCGTGACCTCGGTCAACTGCTTGTCCATCTGCGTGCGCACGAGCTCGCGTGCCATCGCTTCGGACATCTGGCCCTTCTGGACCGCTTCACGCGCCTCCTTCGGCAGGGCGATGCCCAGGTACTCCTGAGCCCTCCTGACGAGCGGAGCGACCGCCTCGTAGAACGCCTTGTAGTTTCCAGCGCGGGCGTAGGCGCCAATCTGCATGAGCTTGGCTACGTCGTCGCCGGAGAGGTCGTTCTCCTTGGCGAAGGTTTCCATCTGGGCACCGATCGCAGCCCGCGGCCGGATGGCCTCAAGCTCTTGGGTGGCCTCGTAGAATTCCTTCTTCTGCGCGTGATACTTCTTGAGCAGTTTGTTGATCTTCTTGCGGATCATCGGAGTGCTGGCGTCGGCCGGCGGCTCCGCTTCGTCGTCTTCCTCGGTGTCTGTTTCCGTCGTCCCTTCTTCAGGCGTGGTGTCGTCCGGCTTGGCCTTGGACTCTACAAGAGCGTCCGTCTCGGTATCGGCTGGGATGACCTTGAGGACGGCATCGAGCACAGTTTCCTTGGCTGTCTTGCCCGGTTCCGCAGTCGGCGTAACCGACGGCGAGGAGGGTGGAGCCTCGGTGCTCTGCGGGGCAGGCGTCGACGGGGCTTCCGATTCGGTTGAGGGTGATGCAGCTTCTGCGGCGTCTTCGGCGGACATGGCTGACCTCAGTTAAAATTGCCGACTGTGCCGTTAGACGGCTTCATCGGTGGCGTCGGGGCGCTCGGCTGTGGTTGCGGCGCGGCCGGGTTGTTGTTGGCTCCCTGCGGCCCCTGCGCGTTCGGATCGCCCTGACCGGGCATGCCGGGCATCTTGCCGCCGTTCATCGCGGTGACGGACGGCAGTCCTTCAGCCACGGCTTCATCAACATCGATGTTGTCGTCCATGCGACGGATGGCTTCCTTGGCAAGGAACTGCGGCTTGACCCCCGGCAACTGCATCAGGATCGGCGCCAGTCTTTCGAAATTCTGGAGTTGCTGCGCCTGGTTCGGGCGACCGGAGGAACCCGCCTCAACCTCGAGATGGACCTCCTTGGAGACCTCCGCCTTGGTCAGCGTCGGCCACATGGCGCCGGGGCCGACGATGCCCTTGACCATCTCCTCCGACATGTTGAGCAGCAGGATCTGGCCGGCGGCGCGAGCGATGCCCGTCAGCGTATCGTCGATGTCGTCGATAGCCGATGAGAGAGCCGAACCTTTCGCCGAGGCGGCGATGTTGCTTTCGGTCGCCGTCGCGCCGCCGGTGCCACCGAGATCGGCCTCCTGATCGCCGACGGCACGCATCAGATCCTGGAAAATCGGGTTCACTTCATACAGGTTCGGGTCGACCGGGACGCCCTTGATCGCCTGCAAGACCTGGTTGATGTCCTGCCCCGGCTGAAGGCCGGCGATGGCGATCAGCGCATTGACCGGGTGCATGCGAAGCACGTCGACGTCATCTTCCGAGAGCACGCCTTCGGCGTAGGCCATCTTCGGACGGTTGGCGAAGCGGTGCTCGCGCAGCCCCTGCCGGGAACGGTTGAGCTCGCGCTGCATCGGACGGATCAGGCCGACATCGGAAGGCGGATAAACCTGGCCGTCGACCTCGTTAAAGGCCGTCAGATACCAGGGGAAGAACCGATCGGTGTAAGTATCGGGGGCAGACGGTTCCCGTAAAAAGTCCGGGTAACCGTCGCAGAGAACGTACACAAGGCCATCGCGCTTGTTGAACATCTCCCAGACGACGCAGTTCTCGCTGTCGCCTTCGTCGACATGGGGGTCGGTGCCGCCGCTGGTCGACCATGCGACGCGGGCGCGCTCGTAGTCGGTGCCGGTGTCGGTGCGGGTGTAGGTGGTGTGGCTTTTTCCGACATCGACCTGGTACGTCTCTTTGATCTCGTTGACGGTGAGAATGTATTCCTCGGCGGCCCAGTCCGCACCGAGGAAGTCGCGCAACTGCACGATGCGCGGGTCGGGGATGATGGCGGTTGATTTGGGCCAGCTAAACTGGAGGCCCTCCCGCAGGATGATGTCGCCTTCCTGCTGGATGGCCTCCATTGTCAGCCGCATCTGCTCTGCGGACGCACTGTCGACATCAACCTCTCCATCGGCAATGTCGGCAGAGATGCGCTGCACCAAGTCCATCTGCCGCTTCATGTCGGCGATGCGGGTGTCGCGGTCGGGCGACGGCCCCATGATTCTTTGAAACCCGAGTCGGGTCCAGCCGACGCCGCTGGTGGCGGCACGGCGAACGGTCATCTTCATCGCAGACTTGAAGGAGGGGATCTGCTCGGAGATCTCGTAGGAATACAGGATCTCGAGCGTGCGGCCGATCTTGTTCAGCATCTGCATCTGCTGCTTGACGGCCTGCGCGTCGGCCAGCACAGCCTGCGCGTTGAGCATCTCTTCGGGCGCCGGCATCGGCGGTGGCGGCGCCGGCATCATCGGCGGCATGCCAGACGCCCCCGGAGGTGCGCCAGGCGGTGCTTCACCCCCACCGGGACCGGGCGAGCCAAGTGGAGCGCCGATCGCACCAGGAGGGCCGCCAGGCGGCATTCCGGGGACGCCGGCAGGCATGCCCATCAGGGCCGCCTGTGCCTGCTTTACGGTGGCCTCGGCCGCTGCCAGCGATTCCAGCGAGCCGTCCCATGTCGTGGCAAGAAGCCTTTGCCGCTTCTTGGCGACCGCCTTCGGGTTCTTGGCGTACAGCGCAGCCACGCGCTTCTGAACGTGCTGCAACGTGATATTCGCGACGTAGAGATCGTCGTCGTAGGTGTCGTTATAGGCGAGCTTCTTGGGGTCTTCCGGCCACTGCTGCCCTGCGCAAAACCGTTGATCGTCCTCCATCCTCTTGAAGGTCTTCGACCAGTGCGACTTGGCCTGCTTGATCATGTCGGTAAGCGAGCCGACCAGATGCTTGCGGCGCTCGTCGGGCTCCGGCGGCGCGCGGTTCATCACATCCTGGTCGGGCGGCGTCATCGTGGTGAATTCGTCGCCGGGCCCGGTTGGTACGCCGAGGGGTGGAGGGGAAGCGCCAAGGCCGAGCCCGGCTGCACCGGGCAGCATTTCGCCACCGGCTATCTGGGGGATTACCTGTCCGATCGCGTCCATGATCGGCGAGCCGGTCGCCGTCGGTCCGATCGGGGGTAAGGCCATCTAACAACCTGTAAGCGCGTGTTTAAGTTGTGGCCTTGCGGAATATCACAACTTACACGATACGGCTACCAACCGCCGTTTCGCGCCATCCGCCGGCGCCGGTCATCCAAGTTTGACTGTTCCTTAACCCAGCCGAGCGTGCCGGTCCTGACCACCTTCGGCGCCTTGGTCTGGCGCTTGAGCGGCTGCTGCTGCGACAGGCCGAGGCCGATATAGGAAATCGTGTCGACGAGGTCGTCGCGAGCGCCGTAGGGGAACTGCAAAAGCTCTTTCATGCCGACCGCCCACCACGGCGCGAAATTCGGCCAGAAGACCTTGCCCATGGCGATGCGGCCCAGAATCGATTGCGCGCGGGACATCTTGTCGGCGATCGGCGTCATCTCGTAGATCGAGCAATGCACGCTGCGCTCCAGCATACGCTTGCGCAGGAACGGGCCGATCGAGCGGGTGATGTGGCCGCGCTCCGCCCACCAGTGCAGCGGCCGATATTCGTCCATCATGTCGATCATGCGCTCGACGATCTGGTCGGTGGGGAAGCGGCCCCACACCATCTCCGGCATGACCCAGATGTTCTCGTCCTCATCGAGGCCGACCATCATCAGACAGGTCTTGTCGCGCTCCTGGCGCGTCGACACCGCGTGGTCGCTGGCTGCGTAGAAACGCATCTTCTTGCGGTCGGGCATGTCGCCGCGGCCGTAGGTGAGGATCTTCTCGACCGGGAAAAAGTTCCCCTTGTCCGGCGTCGGGCTCCCTTGGTAGAGCGCCTGGAAGCCGCGTGGATCGACCGCCCGCATTTCCTCGAGATAGCTGACTGGGAAGCGTTCCGGCCACAGCGCCTCGCCCTCCTTGCGACCGAGGCGGTCATGATCCTGGGCGATGGCCGGCAGATCTATGATCTTCCACTTCGGGCCTTCGACGGCCGAGTAGGACGGGTTCATCGGGTCCGTCAATCTGCCCACCAGATCGTCCTCCGACCAGCGCGTCTGGATGATGACGATCCAGCCGGTCTGCGACAGCAGGCGCGTGCGGGCGACCTGGTTGAACCAATTCCACAGCTTCTCGCGTGTGATGGCGCTGTCGGCCTCGACGCGGTCCTTGATGGGGTCGTCGATGAGCAGGCCAACGCCGCCGCGGCCGGTGATGGCCGAGCCACGCCCGACGAAGAAGACCTTGCCACCGGCTGTCGATTCGAGCCGATCGACCGATGCGGTGCGGAGCTCGAACTTGGGGAAGACTTGAGAGAAGAGCTTGTCCTCCATGTAGCCACTGACCTCGCGGCCGAAATCCCAGGAAAGCTTGTCGGCATAAGTCGCGAGAATGAGCGATTGCTCGGGATGCCGGCCGAGGAACCACGCCGGGAACAGCCGTGAAGACAGCTCAGATTTTCCATGCCGCGGCGGCACGTTGATGATGAGACGCCGGATCTTGCCGGCTTCCACCTGCTCCAGCGCCGCGGCGATAGCCGTGTGGTGCTTGGCTACGTGGTAGAGCGACCGGCTGACGTCGTCAGGCCGGTCGGGGTCGGGCTTCATAAACTGCGCGAACTCGATGAGGTCGTGCCGCGCTCTGTGTACCGCAGCCTGGCGCTGCAACAGCGCCAGGTAGCGGGTTTCTTCGGCTGTTCGTCTCACTTTTTGGCTTTCGCCTTCTTGCCGTTGTCTTCTTCCTCGGCTTCGGCCTCGACCGGCTCGGCGGTGGGCGTCGCACCGGCCTTGCGGGCGGCTTCGGCGGCCTTCTCCTCGGCCGGCCACGGTTCGGCTTTGTTGATCAGTTCGGCCTGCGTGCGCATTTCTTGAGCGATGGCATAGCGGATGCCAGGCTCACCGCTGCTGCGGTAGCTCTCGATCAGGTCATTCAATGCGACATTGAATTCTTTGGCCACGGTAGCCTCCTGTTTGTTAGATGGACTCTCCTCAACGCATGAGATGCCGCTTTAGACCGGGTCGGTGAAGGTGAAGTCGATCGGGTCGCTTTCCAGCGTGCCGTTCTTGACGGTCACTGGAACGGCCACCGCGCCCCACGCTAACGATGGCTTGACCACCGTCGAGATCTCGGTGTCGGAAATGAACTCAATCGGTTCTGGTTGCCCGGCGAAAGTGATCACCGAATCCGGCGAGAAGTCGGTGCCGGTGCAGACCATGGTGACGTCAGGGTCACCGAGCACCGCGGTGTCGGGGCTGATCGAAGTCAGCGTCGGAGACACCGGCTGCGCGTTGACATCGTCGTAAACCCAGCCCTCGTCCTTCTCGATCTGCTCGGACTGATTGATCAGGATCTTGGAGATCCAGGCCTTGTTGGCCTTGTTGCGGTAAGTGTCGACAAGCGCGGCGAGAGCGACTTCGAAATCTTCCATGGGTAATGCCTCCTTGGGTGCTGCATCCAGCCAGCCGCTCGGGCTCGCCTTCACCTCTCCATACGTTATTGCGTTATCATCGGCCATGCGTCCCCCTCCAGACGACAGCTTCCTGCGCGGCGTCTTGTTCGCCTTGGCCATCACGTTCCTATCCATCCTGGTGCTGTGGCTGGTCTGGCATTGACCTCGTAATAAGCTTCCTCGAGCGCCGCCAAGAAGGTGTCGTGGTAGCCGGCGATGATCTCATCGCGATCGTTGCCGTTGATGATCCTGCGCGCATTGATCGGATCGTCGGTGTCCGCATTAAAATAATCGCCGAGCTTGGCACCGGTGAACCAACCTTCCGCACAACCTCTGAAGAGCACGCGCGCAGCGATCAGGCTGTCCAGAGCGACGTCGGGGTGCATGACAAGATCGCGCTCATTGATAAGACCCAGCGCGGCGCTAGCCTTGTCGTAGTTCTCCTTCCAGGTCAGTTGCACGAATCCTCTGCCATAAAAGCAGTTTCCATTTTCGTCGGGTTCGCCATATTCGTGGCCCTTGCCGAGGCCGTATTCCCTGATCGGCCAGAAAACGGTAGCCGTCTCATGGTAGACGGTGGCAAGCATATATGAGAGCCATCTCAGGTCGGTCATCGGGCTCCCGGTTGCCTGATAATCCCACAACGCGATGAGCACGTTTTGGCCGTCGACCTGGCTTTGACTCATCGCCCCTGCGAACAAATCGGATCTCACTTTTTCGAAGTACACGTCGCGGTCAATGGCCATTGTCGTCGAGCCCCTTGATGTTTTCGTGCTTCATTTTGATGTCCTGGCCGGCGTCCGACCGGCGGTCACCACGCCACCCCAAACCCTTGGCATTCTCGTCACGCGGCGTCGGCGGCTCTTCATAGTGGTGGTCGCCGAACCACTTCCACAGCGTGTCCCAGAACCAGTTCACTTCCGCCAGACCTTGGCCAGCGTGATCGGCTTGGTCTGCTTCGAATGCTGCGAGATCAGCGACGGGTTACTCGTCTTTGGGGGCTGGGTAAGGCCCTTGATACCAATCATCGGCTTCTTCATCTTTTGCTCCCCGAATGAGGTTCGACACCAGGCGTTCCTTCGCCTTAAGGCGATCGTCCTCCACCGTCATTACCGTCTCCATTACCTTCAACGCCGCCGCCCCCTGCTCCGCCGTTTCCTCCGCCTCCGCCCGCGCCGCCGCCAGCGCCGCCGCCACCTTCACCGCCTTCGCCTCCGCCCGAGCCTCCTTCACCACCGTCGCCGCCACCACCGCCACCCTCTCCGCCTTCGCCGCCGCCCGAACCGCCTTCGCCTCCGCCTTCACCGCCGCCGCCATTACCTCCTCCATCAGGAGGCCCACCGCCGCCGCCGCCTTCGCCGGGAGAGCCTCCGCCACCGCCTCCGCCAGGTCCGCCGCCGCCCTCTCCACCTGTACCAGGCGGATTTGGTTGAGGGGATGGGTTTGACGGATTCGGCGCGCTGGCCGGGGGTTCTGGGCTTGGGCCTGCTCCAGACTCTGGATCTTGCTGTTTGTCACGATCGTTCCCTTTGTTGCGGTTCTCAGTCTTCACCCTGGCGGGGTATTTCTTCACGCAAATCGAGCGTACGTCGACTTTCATCTGTTTGAGCACGCGGCACTGCGTGGCGCTGAATTCGACGTCGTCGCGCGGCCATGGGGCCTCCGCGTAGGCGGTCGAGGACAGCAGCACCGCTGCCAGGGTGATAAGGCGCTTCACGGCTCATGCATCTTCTCGACGATTAACAACAATGTAGCACAATGCCCGGCGACCTCCGCTTCGTCGGCCGGCTCATGGTCGAGGATGACGCCGACCGTATACTGCTCGGTGCCGGCAAAGGCGAAGCCGGTCGAGATCGACCACTGCTCCGACGCGCCGCGCTCGGCGGCCGATCGGATGGTGCAGCCGGTGTCGGATTCGATGACGTGATACGAGCTCAAAAAGCGGTCCAAGAGCTTTTCGTCGTTGACGGCTTTCCACAGGACGTAGGCGGGCCCGGCCATCGCCAGAAGCAGAAAGATCACCAGCACATTCGACAGCGACAACGACCTGATGGCGTGCGCCGCGTGTGCAAACCGCCCCTCTGGTTGCGGGGGCGGCGGAACGGTCATCCAAGGGCGGGAATATGCCCCGCAAGCCCCAGCAAGGCGTAGATGATGACGATCACGCCGATGACGATGGAGAGCACCTTGACCAGTTTGTTGAGCGGTTCCGGCACCGGCAGGAAGTCGCACACCCACCACACGCAGCCAATGACGACTGCCACGATCAGGACATAGACGAGGGTTCCCAGCATTGTGGTTCTCCTACGTGAAGGTGAACGGCTTGCTCACCGTTTCGGCAACGCCCTGGTTGCGCACCGAGATATTCCACAGCGCCGGTGCCGGGACCGTCGACGGCTTCAGCACGATGGTCATCGATGTCGCCGAGACGAAGGTGCGGGGATAGACATTGCCGTTGACCAGCACTTGGCTGGTGCTGGTGTCGAAACCGGTGCCGGTCAGCGTCACCGTCAGATCCGCACCAGAGACAGATACCGCCGTGGTCGGGGCGATCGACGTCAGCGTCGGCAGGCCGGTGGTGAAGGCGGCCATCCACGCTTGCGCCGATCGCAGATTCGGCAGGTGATAGGTCTTGCCGTCGTCGCCATTGAGGGCGTAGCGATTGTCGCCCATGAGGCGGTTGCTGGTGATGATCATTTGCGTGTCTCCTTGGCCTTCCTGGCGGCGACCTTCTTGGCCGGCGTGACCTCGCCTTTGATGTCGGGCTCAAAGGCCAGCACCGTGCCGCCGCCCTCCATGAAGCGCAGCCAGTCGCCGACTTGGCTGTCCTCGGTCAGGTGCCATTCGACGCCCTGATCGTCAGTGGCGATGACCCGACGCGGATCGCCAACCTTGGACAGCGCCATCATTTCGGGTGGCAGCGGCGGGGCGTATTGGGCTGAGACGTAGGGCATGATCACATCCTCGCGTTCAGAGTGTGGTTGCTCATATAAGCGCCCTGAGTGACCGTTGCTGAGCAAGTTCTGTATTCATCGTACCATGTTCCCCTATCCTCAAAGCTACCTATGGCAGCAGGGAACCCGTTATTGTACAAATTAACCCCGGAATAGGCGGGAGTTATTCGCATCGTTGGCTTTTGACTTGATATGTAGTAAGTCGAGCCGTTAGTAGCGCTGCCGCTAAACATGCCGCCCGTCTTGTAGTAGTACCTCTCGCAAGCTTCCAGTTCCTGCGCCTCGTCGGGCATAACCCACGGCGGCGGCACCCCGGTGGCGTTGGGGTCGAGGTAGAGGCCGACATCGAAGAGTTCGAAGGTGTTGAGCGCCCCGGCTCCGTTGGACGCGCTCGCGTGGCCCCAAGCATTGGCGGAACTCCATCCAGTGGCTCCTTGGAAAGTCGTTCCCGCCATGACCGAAATATCCAGAATGATGCCGATTGTGGCATCGATCAGCCACGTCCCGGCGGTATCGCCGGGGATAACGAAAACCTGCTCGGTGTCAGTGTTGGCCTGCCCTGCCGAGATGACAATCAGCCCGACATATGAACGTCCGCCCGACTGGTTACGAACGCCGAATGTCCAAGTCCCCGCTGGGGCCTTGAAGCCGAAACGCAGGATTACTTGCTTCGCCGATGCAATCCCCCAGCGGAAGTCCGCGATGCGGATACCCTCGATGAATTGCCTGATGCCGAGATAATCGGTTGCAGCAACCGCCGCATCGATGGTGGTGACGGTAAGGCGGCAGCGGTCGCGGCTGCCGTTCGGCGTCGTTACCTGCACGCGCTGCGACGTGATCCCATAGGTTCCTGCTCCAACGATCTGCCACTGGTCGGCGGGGTAACCTACAGCAGCTATCGCCGTGTTGCCGTTCTCCTGACTGATCTGCATCGCGCCGTTGACGATGCGGTTGCGCGCCTCGGCGGTGACCACCTGCCCGGAGCCCTGCATCCGCCAGACGCCGCCCGTGTAGACGTAGACCGGGCCGCCGGTCGGGGAGAAGATCGTGCCTTCCGATGGGGCATTGGGGAAATCGAACATCTCAGCGCACCCCGTTCAGTTGCCACGCCGCCCCGGCTTGGAAGTTGCCGGCACCCAGCGTAATGCGCAGGATTGCTGCAGGCCCCGGCGTCGAAGTGAGACGCCCCATCGCGCGGGTGAAGCGATAAGCGCCGTCATTATGAGTGGCAAAACTGATCAGCGATTGGTAATCCCCGGCGGCGATCAGCGGCACGCTGATTTTGAGAAATGCCTTGGCCGCGCCGCTCCCAGTCACGACAGGTATCAGCGATATGACACTACTGCCCACCGAACTGGCTGCCTTCCAGTCAGCTGCCGTCAGGTTCGCACCGATCTGATCGTATGCGTAGTGGTAGGCGCTGGCACCGCTGATGAACGTCGTTCCATCAAGCGAGAATTGCGCCAAAATTGCTGCGGTCGACACTGTGCCAAGGTTGGCGATGCTGATCTCAAAACTGTTGTAGCCGCTTGTCGGGAGGGTGATGTCGATGGCCGCCACCGCCGTTGCGTTGGTGCCGCTGCTGATCTTGAAGACCCCCGACGCCTGAACCGCTGGCGGCTGCATGATGCCGCCGACCTGCACCCACTGCGACGAGTTCCCGTCGTTGACCCAGATGAACAGCACCCCGCTGTCGCTCTCGTACCACAGGGCTCCGTTGGCGGGGCTGGTTGGTGGTGTATCGCTGATGATCGCTATCTGGCCCTGCCCGACGGCCTTCCACACGGGCGTGTTGAACACGTAGCTGGGGCCGCCGGGGGCGTTGAAAATCTGGCCTTCTGAAGGGCTCGCCGGGAAGTCGAAGGCCACTAGAAATACTCCTTGAGGATGATGCAGCCGTCTGCCCCTGCTCCACCCAGCGCACCGGCCAGCGCCTGCGTGTTGCCGCCGCCGACACCGCCACCGCCTGGAAAGATGCCGGTCGTGCCGGTCAGCGTCGCCGCAGCTGCGTTCTGGTTGACCTCTTTCAGCAGCGACAGCAGCGACACGCCGCCATGTCCGGGCCATATCTGATTGCCCGCTGGCATGTTCGCCTTGCCCTGCCCGCCATTGCCGCCCGGTATGTTGAGATCGCCGCCCGTTGCAGCACCACCCGCGCCGCCGTCCTTGAATGAGCAGTTGGCAAACGGCGTGACGCCGCCAGGCTGGCCGCCGCCGCCGCCGCTGCCGGTCTGGCTCGCGAATATCGTATCGCCGCCCGTACCGCCGACCGCCGCCAGCGTGCCGGCCGTGCCGGCCGCGCCTATCGTATAGGCCTGCGTCGCGCCGATCGCGCTGGCAGCGTATAACTTGATCGAGACGCCGCCGCCACCGCCGCCGCCTGCCGCGCTCGCCTGGCTGGCGATCGTCGTGGCACAGCCACCGCCACCACCACCCGCGCCTATTGTCGTCACCTCCAGCAGCTTCAGCCCGTTCTC